AGACAAATAGTATATAATTCAGTAAAATGCCTTGAATGTAATGAGGTGTTAGTAAGTAGACATGTGCATGACTATGTAACTTGTGGTTGCCCAAATGATGCTATGGCAGACGGTGGTAATGATTATGGCAGGTATGGTGCAATGGATATGGATAAGATTGAAACTCATTATGTTTATGCAGACGATGACTTTGAGGTTGTCAGAAAATATGCAGCAAGGGGTAGCAGAGGTATAGATGGTAAAGACCCACTAACTTGGATACCCATAGCTGATATGGATGATGACTACCTACAGGCAGTACTTGACTATGGTGGTGTTGATTGGCACCTTGATTTAATTAGGAAAGAGATAGAATATAGGTCCAGTTTTTTACAACAAAAACTTGACAAATGAAAATAATACTAGAGTTTGACTCTGTTGAAGAACAAGATGATGCAAGAGTAGCATTAGATGGATATAAATGGAAAAATGCTATGTGGGACTTAGACCAATTACTTAGGAGAACAACAAAGTATGGAACAAGTATATCTGATAAATCAAAAGAAGCTACAGAAACCGAAAGAGATATAGCTGATCAAGTAAGAGATGCTATAAGAGAAATATTAACTGAATATAATTTAAATTTAGAAAACTAAAAAAATGAATAATTATACAGAAGTAAAAGGAGATCTTATTGATCTTGCTAAAAAAGGAAATTTTGATGTGATTGCACATGGTTGCAATTGCTTTTGTACAATGGGTGCCGGAATTGCACCTCAAATGGCCAAGGCATTTGGTTGTGATGATTTTCCACTTGAAGATATAAAATATAGTGGTGTGCAAAGTAAAATTGGTAAGATTGACTATAAAACACTAGATGTTAATGGAAAAGAACTTACTGTAGTTAATGCATATACTCAATATGGACTTGGAGGAAAACCATTTGATTATGTGGCTTTTAAAAAAATTGTTTCAGAAATGAACATACTCTTTAAAGGTAAGCATATTGGTCTGCCTAAAATTGGTGCTGGTCTTGCAGGTGGTAGTTGGTCAGTCATCAAACAGATAATTATTGATGGTTTCAAAGACTGTGAAGTTACAGTGATTCAATACTCAAAATCTGGAAGTATAACATAGTCCCTTATATATTTTAATTATGATAAAAGTATTTAAAGACAAAAAGATTAAAAGTTTAATTGAAAATATATGCAATGAACATCATATAGCATGTAAAGTAGAAGATAGCAATATGGAATACTTATGGTATATGTATACTCATGGTACCAAAAAAGGAGACTTTAAACCATTTATATTTTTATCTGAGTTAAACTTATTAGTAAAGACAGGATATATTATAGAAGAACAGAAGCAGAACATGTTAGGTATGTTACTTAGTGATGATGATGACAATGCTCATCTTACTGGATATTCTATAATTACTTTAAGAAATAAAAGGATAAAAGAAATGGGATTATGGACCCTTGATAATGTAAGTTATAAGGATATAAATTATACTATAGATATAATTAGTCCTGATACATTTTTAGCTAAAATTTAAAATTATAAAAAAATGACAGAAAAAGATTTAATTGATTTTGGATTTGAAAAAGTTGAGGTTACCAATGCAATGAGTGATAATGGTTATGATTATTATTATTACCAGAAAGAACTTTGTAATGGTTGCACTATGCATAGTACAGACAGTACTGATGTAGAAGATAATTACTGGGTAATAAAAACTTTTGATATTCCAGCAATAGAAATAAGAACTAAAAATCATTATTTGCAGTTCTTAGAAATAATTAGTAATATAACTATTTAGGTATGTTTAGCGGAAAATTTATTATAAAGAATGGCAAATTAATATATGCTACACCCCAAGATAAACTTGCATATAAAATCTATTTAGACAAATTATCTGAGGGTCAAAAAATTGAAATGTATCTTGACTTTGCTGATGGTAATCATAGCAAAGCACAACTTGCTAAAGTACATGTTTGCATTAGAGAGTTAGCAAAAGAATCTGGTTATACATTTGAAGAAATGAAAAATATAATCAAAGAATCTACTGGATTAGAGGATAAATCTTTTGCAGAATGTAGTAAAGATGAACTTATGTTAGCTATTGAAGCTTGTATTCAGATTGGTAGAGATAATTATAATATTAATCTTTAGGTTCATGATTATCAACTACTTTTTCTGCATCAAATTCTTTTTCTTCAAAAAGATTATTTTCAATAGCTTGTTTTTCTATTTCAGCTAAAAGCAATGTAACTGTAAAAAAAGATCTTTCATCTTGAGTAAGCTCATTATATTCTTTTTTAAGCATACCTTGTATTGATTCCTCATCAGCACCTTTTTCTATAAGTTTACTGAAAAGATCATACAAGACAGCTTTAACCATTAGGTAATAAGTTTTATTTACAGGAACATTTACAATTACATCATCCTTGAGTTCTTTTACTTTAACTGTGCTCATAATATTAATTTTTATCAAAAATATATAAAAAAAATGAATTTACAAGAAATTAAACAAAAAATGTTTGAGAAACTTAAACCAAACGGATGGGATAAATTACTTAAATCTTTTATATTTAGTTCTGAGTTTGATGAGATACTTACTAAACTTTGGAATTTGAGTCAAGAAGATAAAAGATTTACTCCACCATTAAAACAAGTTTTTAAAGCATTTGAAGAATGTCCATATGATAAACTACAAATAGTATTTATAGGTCAAGACCCATATCCACAGTTAGGAGTTGCAGATGGTATATCATTTAGCTGTAGTAATACAAATAAATTACAACCAAGTCTTAAATTTATTCTACAAGAGGTAGATAGAACTGTATATGATAATCATGTAATAAGTGAAGATCTTGATCTTAAAAGATGGTCTAATCAAGGTATACTTATGCTTAATACAGCTCTTACAACTGAAGTAGGTAAAATTGGTAGTCATTATGATATATGGAAACCATTTACAGCATATTTGTTAGATTTGTTAAATAATTATAATCCGGGATTGATTTATGTCTACATGGGAAAAAAAGCTGAAGAATGGTCTAATCTTACTAATGGTGACAATTATATGTTTACTGTTAAACATCCTGCTTCTGCTGCTTACAATGGCTCTAAATGGGATAGTAATAATATCTTTAATGAGATATCTGAACTGGTAAAGAAAAATAATGGACAAATAATAACATGGTAGTATGACAGAGATATTTAGTAAGCTTATTAAAGAGGGTTTAACCCCTAATACTTTTTATGTATTATACTGCATTAAAGAAAAAATTACAGTATCAAATTTTGTAAATAAAGCAATAGAATGCAAAAAACTACAAAGTGATACATGGATTGATGAAAACTTGCAATTAACATCTAAAAGCATTATCTTTATTGCTGAAATAGATGGGTATTTTAAGAAGAGCAAGAAGAAAACTAATATTGATTTACTTGGTAATGATTTTATTGAAAATATCAAAAATTACAATGATATTTTTCCTAATAAAAAATTATCCAGTGGTAAATATGCAAGAGTAAACACAAAATCTCTAGAAAATGCTTTTAGATGGTTTTTTGAAAATTATGATTATTCCTGGGATACTATTTTACAAGCTACATTTAAATATGTTTCAGAATACAGTGTTCAAAGATATGAGTATATGAGAACTTCTCAATACTTTGTAAGGAAACAGAGTACTGATAAAACTTGGGATTCTGATTTAGCAACATATTGTGAAATTGTAAATAGTGGAGATGATGAAGTAGCAACTTATTTTAAAGATATAGTGGATTGATGAAAATTAAATTATTATTGGTTGTATTAGCTATTATTGGAACTGTAATGGGTTGGATGATTACTGACTCTTTTATTATTAGTATTGGATTTGGTCAATTTCTTTTAATTGAACTAATCATTACTGTATTCCATGGGCTATACAACTTAGCAAAGAAAGATATAATTAAAAAATCATAAGATGTCAAAATTATTTAATGGGGCTGCACCGTTGATACCGGTCAGTGAGAGAGATGCTCTCAAAAAAGCTATCTATAAATTAGATGCAAGAAGAAAAGGACAGTTAAAATCATTGAAAAGTGCTTGGCCAAAATTTAATGATGCTTTTTGTGATGGATTAGAATGGAGAACTATCACCGTAGTTGGTGCTAGACCTGGAACAGGTAAAACTTTATTTATGGAACAGTTAATTGATGATATCATCAAAATTAATAAAGACCATGAGTTTACAGTGTTAAAGTTTCAGTTTGAAATGTTGGATGAAACCAATGGTATAAGAAAATTAAGTCTGAATACAGGGTATGATTATAATAGATTAATGAGCAAGGCAGAACCTTTAGATGAAGCCGTATTTAATAAGTGTGTTGAACTTTATAAAAACTCCAAGGATAAAGATATTGTTGAAGTTATTTATGATCCATGTACAGTTGATGTAATGTGTGCTACCATCCATAATGAAATGGAAAAGCGTGCTAAATTGGTGAAAGATAAAGATGGCAACATAGTTAAAAAATACTCAAATATGCTTGTTACCATAGATCACTCATCACTATTTAAAGTAGCTAAAGGACAAGAGAAAGATAAGTTTGAAATGTTATATTCTCTAGGGGAGGCATTAACTTATATGAAAAAACATTATCCTGTTGCTTTTGTAGTGTTAAGTCAGTTAAATAGAAATATTGATTCTCCTGACAGACAAAGAGATGGTGAATATGGTAACTATGTATTAGATTCTGATTTATTTGGAGCAGATGCATTGTTACAACATGCTGATGTAGTTCTTGGTATTAATAAACCTTCTATCAGAAAAATAAGACAATATGGACCGGAAAAGTATATCATTGATGATGATGATATTCTTGTGTTTCATTTTCTTAAGTCTAGAAATGGTCTTACTAAGATGAGCTTCTTTAAGCTAGATAGGAAAACTATGAGGATAATAGAGATTGACCCTCCAGCTCAAGTTGTAACAGTAATGAGTACAAAAAAATAAATTTTTAAATTATGGACAGAAAACAAAAAGAAAGAGAGTATTTTGCACACCATGCAGAAACATTTAAAAAGTTAAAGATGGCCAGTCCTACTTTTACTTTAAAAATGGCATTTTATGAGAAAGGCCGTTTTGGAAGAAACATTCAACTTTATGAAAGTGAACTAAAGAAAGGTGAAGATCTTTATATGGAGTTCATTGATGTAATTAGAGATGATGCAGGAGCAGAGAAAGATTATAGTCCAATGCTAGATGATAGACCTTTGTTTAAATTCAAAGCCAATCCATTCTATGCAGAGGAGTATGAACTAAGAGAAAGACCTGGTTATTCTGTTTACATTATTTCAGCTAGTGAATTAATGATGATTCAACCGGATGGCAATGAGATTTCTTATTCTCTTTATGAAAAGAGAAAAGAAGAATCTAAAAAAGCTGAAGATAGTTTACCTAAACTTCAAAAAACATTATCAGTATTTCCTGATTTTGAAGAGGAGTTTACTTCTAAGAAAGAAGAAACATCTTTAGAAAGTTATCCAGAATCAACTGCTGAGATTCTTGGAAGAATTGCAGCAGATTTTCAAAAACTAGCAGAAAGATTATGAGTATAGTACTTCCAACTAAAAAAGAAAAAGCTGAGAGACAGAATCCTAAAAGAATTGTGATTTACTCTAAGCCAAAGACTGGTAAAACTACTGCATATGCAGGACTTGAAAACAACTTAATTATTGATTTGGAGAACGGGACAGATTTTGTTGAAGCTCTCAAAGTAAAAGTAAATAGTCTTCAAGAACTTCTAGACACTGGTAAAGCTATTAAAGCTGCAGGAAATCCTTATAAGTTTATTACTATTGATACAGTTACTGCTTTAGAAGATATGATTATGCCATTGGCTATAAAACTTTACAAAGCAACATCTATGGGTAAGAACTTTGATGGTGACACTGTAATTACATTACCAAATGGTGCAGGATATTTATATATTCGTCAAGCTTTCTTTCAAGTATTAGATTTTATTGATACCTTAGCACCCCATATTATTTTATCTGGTCATATTAAAGACAAACAGGTAGATGATAAAGGAGAAATGGTAATGGCAGCTAACATAGATTTGACAGGTAAAATTAAATCCTTGATATGTGCTAATGCTGATGCAATAGGTTATATGTATAGAAAAGGTAATAAAACTATTTTGTCTTTCAAGACAAATGAAGAGGTTACTTGTGGTGCACGACCAGAGCACTTAAGAAATGAAGAAATAGTAGTTTCTGAAATGAATGACAAAGGTGAAATTATTTTTCACTGGGATAAAATTTATGTATAATAATTTAATAACAAATAAAAACAAAAAAAATGGGATTAAGCACAACAGATTTGGGCACCGGTGGTGGCTCATCATTAGCAAAAACAATTGCTCCAGGTAATCATGTATTAAAAATTAATAGTGTTGAGCTAGAAGATTTTAGATTTATTGAGGGAGCTAAACATTTAATTCTACATTTGGAAACTGCACCAATTGAAGGCTTTGAAGGATTTTTACTTGATAAAGATGATGAAAGTAAAGGCCGTTATGTAGGTCAAATTGGTAGAGTAAAAGCAAGTCAATATGCATTTGCTGATGGAGAAACTAAATCAGGAATTAAAATTCAAAGAGACCGTTCTGCTTTAATTTTCTTACAAAGTTTATCTAAAACTATGGGAATAAATGAGTGGTTTCTTGAGCAAGATGGTAAACATGAAACCATTGAAGAGTTTATAGATGCTTTTAATAAAACTGCTCCTATAACAGATAAATATCTTGAGTTCTGCGTTGCAGGTAAAGAATATTTAAATAAAGGTGGATATATAACTTATGATATGTGGTTGCCAAAAGCAGAAAATAGAAAGTATGCATTTGGTGAAGTAGAAGCAGGAAAAGTTATTCCTTATGAAGAAAGCAAATATTTAAAAAAGTTGGAAGTTAAAGATGTAAATAACTTCGGTGGAGATGATGAATTCTCTAAGGATGGTACTACATCTTCTGATTTTAGCCTTGATTAATTTTACAAATAATCATAGGGGGAAGTCAGTTTCCCCCTAATTTATTTTAATACTATGATTTCTACTAAAAACCTAATTGCTAGATTGGAAGATGTACCTAAAGAATGGGTATTTGAATTTTATCTAAAATTATCAGAAAAGCTTACAGGACAAAGTGTTAAAATCAAATCTATTTTTAATAGTAGAGAGAAAACACCATCTATGCATATATACATGGATAATAACAACACTTATAAGTTTAAAGACTTTTCTTCTGGTTCTGGCGGTGATGCTTTAAATCTTGTGCAAACAATATTTAATTTACCAAGCAGAGCTAGAGCTTCATTTAAAATTATTGATGACTATCATGAGTATATAAAAACTCATGAACCAGCACCACTAATTGAATTGAAAGCACATAGTAAATTTAGAGTTTCTGATTATGAAATAAGACATTGGAATAATTTAGATCAAAACTATTGGACAGCTTTTGGAATTGGATCTAAAATGTTAGAACATTACAATGTGGCTCCTTTAGCATTTTATACAATGACTAAAGAAGATAACTTAGGTATTGAAACTAACATGACAATCAATTCAAATTATATCTATGGTTACTTTAAAAAAGATGGTACTTTGTATAAAATTTATCAACCTAAAGTAAAGGATAGCAAATTTATAAAGGTCCGGGATTATATCCAAGGTAGTGAGCAACTCAGAGGTGATAAGAAGTTTCTTGTTATTACATCTTCTTTAAAAGATTTAATGGCATTTAATAAATTAAAATTTACTGATGCTGAATCTATTTCTCCAGATAGTGAGAACTCAATGATTGCTACTAATTACATTGTTAATGCAATTAAACATTACAAAAATGTTTTTATATTATTTGATAATGATGAAGCCGGTCAAAAAGCAGCTCAGAAATATCAAAAAATGTTTGGAGTAGCTACAGTTAATTTACCTATGGAGAAAGATTTATCTGATTCTATAAAAGTTCATGGTATTGATGCTGTAAGAAACATGTTATTACCATTATTAAAAGAAGCATTATGAGTTGGATTTACCAGGGTAAAAAGTTTACTGAAGCAAATATACCAGAAAATGGTATTGGATTTATTTATCACATGTCTGTGATATTAAATGGAAATACTTATGCCTATATTGGTAAAAAGAATTTCTTTTCAAATGTAAAAAAGAAACTTGGTAAAA